AAAAAAAATTAAAACCATTTATTTCTGTGAGATTACTATATAGAGATGTCCGTCTTACTTTTGCCATATTTCTACCTTATTTTAGCCATAATTAAGCTCCCGTGAGCCGGGAATCTTGAAATAGGATTCATACAAACCCTACCCACGAGAACCAGACAATGGTGATGCCAGCAGGATGGATGAAAACTGATTGCATGAAGCAATCAAGGGACACAGAGACATCCCGCTGGCTTGGGTCAAGAACTCACCAATCCTTGTTAGATATTCTCTGACCCTAACTCTAAAATCTGTTATCATTTAATAGTTCTTTTGTTTCTTTGTTCATATATTTTTATGATGGGTGCCATTGTGACGTCTTCGAATAGGGGTTAGAAACTTATCACAATAGCTAAAGGGCCCATCGACCCAGGACAGGAATGTTTCGCCCCAACTGTTAACTCGGTTTATCATTTTCAAACTCCTCTAAAAGCTTATTCGGGTCTATATTTGCCCGTTCCTTCTCATCTCTTTCTAGTTCATGGTACATGTCCAGTCTTTTTAGAAATCGATGCTTCCAGAGCTTTAACATAGCGTCCTGAAACTTAAATTCTTGGTAATATAGGTCAGGAGTACATACCATTATAACCCCCTGTCTAATCTTAGATCCATAAACCTCATCGTGGGCCATGGCGTATGCAGCAATTTGCATATAGTAATCATAAATCCACTCTTCTTTCTTGGGTCTATTACTCTGTTTAAAGTCAACGATAGTTTCTAGGCCATCGTGCATGCATACAAGGTCAGTAGAGCCAGCGTAAAGCCCAGGGTAATGTAGCATAACCTCTGAACCATAGTATTCTTCGACGTTTTCAAAACCCATCTCAATAATTTTTTGGGCCATGGGCTTCGCCTCGCATCCGATTGGCGTAAGATCATCGTAGCCAACTCCCGTGATATGATTTTCCAGGAATTTGTGCATGGCAGTCCCTCGCTTTGAAGATAAATTCGTGATTCGTTCTGCTTCTTCTGTTCCAACTTTATTTTTCCAGTCTGTTAAAAATTGTTGATTTTTTGTTTGCCCTAATACAGTAGTTACGGAAGGAAGTCTAGCCCCCTGGAAGTCATAAACCCTGGTCCCTGTTTCGTGATTCGTGATCTGTTTTCCTTGTATATAGTTGTATTTATTTGATTTTTTCATGTTACAGAATCAATGCTCCAATTATAAATCCAATTATAAACCAAACTATTTCAGTTCTATAGTACAAGGACCATATTCCAATTTTAGATTTTATGTTATTTATTATTTCTTTTACCATATAATTTCTGCCACGACCAAACGCTAAGTTTACTTGACCAGTGATATATAAATTCTAAAAATTTTTTTCTCATAGTACGACCACCAGCATATATAAGGATAATAAGGTCATAAGTCCTAGAAACGAAAATATTATTATAAAAACCTTATTCATTTTCTCCCCAGGTTGTCTACAATTTTTTTAGACCATCCCAACAATGTTTTATTATTATATTTATTTTTCATTAAGTTAGCCATGAGGCAAACAAACTGGATGTTTCCTCCAATATAATCCTTGTCGCTATTAATCCTGTCAACGGATATGTTAGTTAAAATCTCCCCGCGTCCCAGCTTGTGAGTCATTGTTTCACCTGACAGAGGACAGGTAAGTCCTGTTTTATTAAACTGTTTTTTCCATTCATTAAAAAATTTATCGTAAGTAAGTAAAACTCTTTTTCGTCCGCGGTGTCGGTAGCAATCCTGCTTAAGAATTGAAATTTTTCTTCTTAAATAAATGTCTGCAGTTGCGCTGTATTTATCATTGTCCTTCTTCACTCGACAGGGTCCGCATTGCCTTTGCAGGCGTTTGACTATTTTATGTTTAGTTCGATAGTCCGTTTTCCAATGAAACTGTAAAGTACTCTTTCTTTTTCCGCATGTAGTACAAACACGGGTTTTTCCAAAAAGTTCTTGTTTGTGGGGGTCTTTTCCATCAGGATACTTTCTAATTTTTTTGCCTGTTCTATTTAAATGATAGTAAAGTCCTTTGTGCCAGGTCATTGAAGTGTTTCTTTCTTAAATGGTTGAACATCAGTTTCTAAAATCTTTTTCATCATATTATCATAATCCTCTGGTTCCAGTATAGTCTTATAGATCCGTGATCCGATAGCCATGAGCGATGCAGCAACCATACCTGGATCGTTAGACTCGCTTAATTTAAGTGACTCTTCATACAGGGTTTGGTAAATGTTTGTTAAATCATCATCTGAATATTTAGGAGGAGTTGGAGTTTCTTTTATTTCTCCTGAACTCAGACATTTTTTACACTGAATCGTTTCACCTTTTACAAGGGTGAAACCATTTCCATTACATTTATCACAAATCATCTAAACCCCCACCAGATTAAAAATAAAGGTATAAAAATATGTTCAAAAATTTCATACAGACAAATAAAAACTAAAAGCCAAGTAAAAAACATACTGGTTTTAGATTTTAAAGTTAGATATTTAAACATCTTCTCATGCCATGTAGTAATTTTTTGTGTGATTTTTAATAATTGTTTTCTCATTGTTTTATCATTATATAATTGTAGATAGGATATGAAATAATATTTCCTGGAACATATTCCTTTTTATCTTCATCCCATATTTTATCTCGTTGTTCTTTAGTTACTCTTTTTTGAACTAAAGTTATATTATCTTTATAAGTACAGCCCCATTCACCCTTCACACTTACTCGGTACTGATATTTTTTACCTTTTTTAGGAATATCATCATAATCCATAGCTAAATTTCTAACTTTTTTAAAAACAGATTCCTCTTTAACACTTCTTTTATCGAATGCAGTTCGGCCGGTATAATAAATAAGATTATCTCCTTTTTTAGCTGTTTGGAGCCAGTATTCTATATCTTTTACAGAGATAATAGTGGATTGAATCTTGGGAACAGAGCGTTTTATTTCATCAGTTATTTTAGAATGAGTTTCTTTGTTAATTTTTAGAATAGAATTTTTAAGCTTTGTAAGTTCAAGATTAATTGTTTTCATACCGTCTATCTTCTGGATAATTTTTACAAATAGACGTGTATAAGATTTAGGATTCTCTAAATTTATTTTAATTTCTTCTTTCAATTGTCCAGGCATTAGTGCTAATGCCTGCTTCATCACATCTTTTTTCATTTTTTATTTTTTTGTGCCGTTTAACTTTTTTATTTTTTCATTAGCAATTGCTTCTACCGTCTTGCTGATCGAAAGTTTAGTTCCGTCAGGAAGAAGAAGCTTAGAGATTTTAATAAGTACTGCATAAGCATCTTTTGATAATGAAACATTTCTATATTTTTCTTTGTCCATATTTTCTTTCCTTTTTAAGCACTATTATATCATTATTTTATATGATAGTCAATTAAAAAATAGGTACCTACTGGCCCACAATTTATACACGAATAATTATCAGCCCATTCATCGGGATGTGTAAATTCATTACAAATAGGACAGGTATAGCTATCTTTTCCGTTTAACACTTCTTTTATTCCTTATTTTTTTGTTTTTTAGGCTACCTTTATATTTAGATTTTACCACCTGGTTGGCGTAAAAATCCTCTAACCAGGCCTGTGTAATAATTAATTTTCTCATTTTTTATCCTGATCGGTTTTTTTCTCCTCTGCAGTTCTCATATCGAAGTTTTCCTTCTCTGGGATAGGGCAATTTTTAATAGCACAGGATAATGATGATTCTTTCGGTCTTAATTTAAAAGTTGGAGATTTTGGTCCAAATAAATTAATATCGCACACAGGACAAATTCCTTTGACATTGAGATTACCGGATGTTCCTATAATTCTTTCGAGTAAATTTTTATTTTTTAGTCGTATATTTTTCATTGTAAACTTTAAATGGTTTATAATATTTTTTGGAGCTTCTATGGATTCCATACATTTATCTATTAATTGTTTATAAAGTGATAAAGATTTTACTGCTTCTTGTAAATATTTATTTTCTTTTTTTATTTTTTCTAACTCTTTTATTTTTTTCTTTCGCGCCATATATAATTGTACCACAATAATGTGGCAGAATTAAGGCAGCTAGAAATTAAATTTCTGTTGAAGGCTTTGGTTTAGGTAATATAACTTCTTCGCTAAAAGGAAGACAGGACCATCTAGTAAATAGTCGTTTCTCATTTATTATACCCGTACTCATGCTTCCATCAAATAATAATTCAAAAGATTTACTATATGCCTCTTTTGTACACATATGATAGGTTTTATACTCAAATGGTAATTCGCTCACCGGTGTACATATTCTTTCTACACCCGAGCATAAAACTAATATTAATAACCATGTTTTTATCATTATTTTTTTAAATTAAATACCTGTTTTTGGTAAATATTTTCCCATTCTTTTTTCATCTTTGTTTCTATTTTTTTTATGACGTCCTGGTCTTTTTTTTCTGGTTTGTTTATGATAATTACTAACGCCCCACTTAGGTGCCTTTGACATCTTTGTTTATTTCAGTAGGTTTTGAAAAAGCGGGTAAATATTTTATACTTCCATTAATATATTGTCTGCAATCTGCACCGCATGTTGTGCAACGAAATATTTCAGGATTAATTGAAATGAATAACCCTTCCTGATCGCAGGTAGGGCATAACCCATTAGTTAATTTTGTTGATAAATCAAATGCTTTCCCAAAAGGACCTTGTCCGAACATGTTTTTCTTTTCTCCTATATTTAGTTTTATCTGGAATTGTCTTTGGTGTAAAGAACTTTAAAATTCTAGCTATTGGATTTCTTTTATTCAAGGATAAGTTTTTTGATTGAGATTGAGCCATCTATGTTTTCCTCCAGTTCTGCCTTGGATTTAATACATTTATATTGAATAGATTTACCTTTAGATGTTCTTTCTGCTACTCGTTTATGTTTAAGACAATCACTTAAAGTGGCTTGTATTCTATGTTCTTTAATCTCGTGATTAATTATCATAAGTAGGGCAAAAATTGTCTCTATCATTTAACATATCCATTCTGTACTTTTAAAGTTCTATGTTCTTCTTGAACTTTTTCAAGAGTTGTTTGTAGCTTTTCTAGTTGTTTTTGTAAGAA